TTACAACCTCAATTTGTTTGCGGCGTCCCTCGGCGGTTTCACTCCAACGGGAAAACTCCACGGCGTCAAAGTCTTGGTAGCCGAAAATCTTTTGCAGCATAGAAATGTTATCCGAACGCATCCCGGTTGTTTGGGATTTAATGGATAACGTCCCACGTGGGTTGGCTTTGGTAAACTTTAATTCGACCTCGTAATTTTCGCCGTCGTTACCTACAACCATTTTTGCAAATCCTTTGTCCTCTCCATTTTTCAACACGGCGTCCCGGTTTCCGGTCAACATTGCGCCGATTGCTTTTAAAAGGGTTGATTTGCCTAACTCATTGTCCCCGGTAATGAAATATACATTACCCTCAAAATCTGCGTTGAACTCTTTGATAACTTGAAAATTCAACAATTCCAATTTCTTAATATACATCGCTCTAATTGTTTATGCCGGGGTTTCCCCCGGCGGTTATTACTGATTTTTACAAACTCTTTTCAATGTTTCCAAATCCCGGCGTTTCGGTTCGTCGGCGTTCTTTGTTGCGTCAATTAACGGCATATCGTTTGTTGTTGCCGTCCATTGTTTACCGGTAACGGGGGACGTGTAGGTTACTTTGTAATGTCCGTAACCGCTTGGAATAAAACTAAAATCGTAAATACTTGTTTTCGCTCTCATACTATTTTGTTTTTATAGTTACCGGGAAAACGCCCGGTCGTGTTATTATCATGCCGCAAATATACGTATAGTTTTTATATTACCAAAACTTTTATCTTTTATTTTCGGCTATTTTTTTATTTTCCGCAATAATCGCCCCAAAACAACGCATTTACCGCCGCCGTCAAACTCAACTAACATATTGCCGTTGCGCCCTCTTATACATTTACCATCGGAACGACGAACCGCCCGGCACGGCATACGTCGCAATTCCGGGCGGGTCAATCGGTCGCCTAAATAGATATAATCCATTTCGTCCATATCAAAACAATTTCATTTGTGTATCGGTCAATACAGCAACGACCGCATCAACTTTGCGTTCCCAACTTTCCAACGTTGCCAATTTTTCCGGGGTTGGGTTCCGTTGGCAACGTCGTTGGTTGTGCCGCATCTGTTTTACCATTTCCGCCAAATCTTTTGCCGTTATTTTTTCGGGATTTTCGATTTGCGGGGCTTTTGTTTCGTCTGCCATATAAGTAACCATTTGAATAATTAAACGTCCCTACGGGCTTAAAATAAACGGTTGTGCATTTGAACGGGTAAATTTTCCAAAACCCAACGGGGGTTATTCTGCAGAATGAACCGTCCAAAGTGCATTATTAACGTTGCGTCCGCATTCCACAACGCCGGGACAATTTCCGGGTACAATTTCCCGGCAATATCCCGGAACCGTCGTTTGCGGTCTGCCTTTTCTTCCTTTTTCCCTTTTACTTTGATACGCAATTTAAGGTCGTTTTGCCATTTCATAGCATTAACCAAAACAAATGGTATTTCGGCGACGGTTATAATGGCTTTCAAATGCTCAAAGTTTTGCAACATCTTTTGAATACGGTATAATTTACCCATGTTTGCCCCGGCATCCCCAACCGTTACGTCGTCCGGGCGAACGCTCAATTTTTCCAAAAAAATAATCGGCGTGCAAATCTCTTTGTAGTAATTGAGAAAGTCCCGTATATCGTTAATGTCTTTAGGCATCTTAATTGCCGTTGCGTTGTGGTTGGGTCGCCAAACCACAATACCCCCGGCGGCTCCGGGGTCAATTCCAATAATACAATCTATTTTCATTTTTCAAATCTCAAATAATGATAAATATAAATTTCGTCCTTAATCATTCGGTCGAATGTTCGTTTAATCTCTTTGCGCCGGGCAACCTCAAAGGCGGTATAATCAATTTCCGGGCTTTGGGTTCCTTTTTTCCGAACGTGGTAAACCGTAAATTCATTAACGAACCCACGGGCGGCACGTGCCAAAAAACGGTTATACGCTTCTTTCCGGTCGTCCTCGGTTTCTTTCACTTCATCCGCTAATCCAACCCCCCGCAACCAATTATAAACAAACATTTCGTCGGTTAATCCAAAAACTAAACGCCCGGTATATTTGTAGCGCAAAAAACACATCAAACAAGTCATAACCGATTGGTTACGATAATACCGGATTTGCTCCGGGCTTAACTCTTTTTTCGGTTCCGGCAACGCTGTATATGCTTTGCCGATAACTTGGTTTTGTTTCCGGCAATATGCGTTCAATACCTTTGCAAAATAATCGGCGTTGAATTGTTGGTAATGTTTCCGTTCTGCGTTCCCGTCCCTATCCTTTGGCAAATAGTCGTCCAATTCCCCCGTAATCAGCAATTCAAACGCTAATTTAACCTCCGACAATGTTAATTGCGAAAAATAGCGTTTAAGCAAATCCAACAACCGGGTACAAATATACGTCCAATCGTCCCGGTTTTCCGTGGGAATGATAAACCCCACGTCCATTGCGATAAACCGGAACATTTGCCCGGTTTTGGCAATCAACGTTTCGTCGTCAATCTCGGCAATCTGTTTTTTTGTGGACGCCACGAAAATATACTTTTCGACCGGGGTTAATGCTTTGGCAACCTCCGGTAATTCAACCATTGCCCGGCGCACCTCAATTGCTTTTGCCTTTCCACTATAAAGCAAAACGGCGGCGGTTTGTCGTTTTTCGGGCAACGTTTGTGGCAAACTGTTTGTCTTTTCGGGTAATGTTTCCATTTTAATAATCGTCTTTCAAATACTCAATAGCCCCGGCAACGTTTAATCTTTGCGTTGGGGCTTTGTATTCGGGTTTCAAATGCAACTTTTTCTTTTCGACGTCCCCCCGTATGAAATTGCGGACGGTCGCCAACCAACCGTTTTTAGTGCGCTTCATATTCTTTTGGTCGCTCCAATCGCTAACAGAATGAAAGTAATAAACCAAATCGACCTTTTCAAATTCCGGGGTCGCAAACTTACTTTCAAACTCTGAATAATCCACGCCAACGCCGTTTTCAAATTTAACCATTTTGTAAACCTCTGAATTACGGAACAACGTTTTTTTCTCTTTTGGTTCCTCAACCTTTGGTTCGCCGGGGAACAAAGACGCAAAAGTATTTTGCGGCGTATTATTACCGTTATTACTTGGTTTACTTTCGTCCTTTGTTTGATTAGTATTTAGTAGTGTCGGATTTTCCGTACACGGTTTATCCGTATCGGGTTTAACCGTATCCGGGTTTTCCGGTTGTGGTGCATCCGTAACCGGATTTTCCGTAAATGGTTGAACAAAAACGGGTTTATCGCAAATTTCATACGCATAACCCGCAATTGTTCCGTCCGGGTTGCGTTGCATGGTTTTTATACAATACCCGCACGTTTCCAACTCTTTAATCCCACTATAAAGACTATCCCGCCCGTCGGTTGCTCGGTTCGTCAAATCCCGCATATTCAAAACCCAATCGTCCGGCAACATTGCCACGTATGCAATTATTCCTTTGGCTTTCCAACTCAACCGGGCGTCTTTTAAAAAGTCATTCGATACAATCGTAAAATCCCGGTCGTATTTACGCCGGGTAATAGTGTTGTTATTCGTTGCCATTGTGTCCGCCCTCCAATTCTTTAACGGGTTCCCATGCTTTACGCACTTTCAAAACATTGTCGGCACTCTCATTGGGAACCAACGACACGACGGGAAAACGGGAACAGTCGCCCGGTTTTTGCGTCGTGGCAAATTGTACATTCAAATCAAAGATAATGCCTTTACAAAATCCCCGTTCCGCTAACATACCGTCGAACGTTTCCCGTATTTGCGGGATTGTGGACGCCGTTCCCTTTGTGGCAAATTGCCAAACCCCGGCAACCCCACGAACCAAAGGGACAATAAAGTTTAGCGTTAATGTAACCTCCCAACCGTCGCAATCGGGTTGGCGGCTCTTTTTGTTCGGGTAACGCTTCGTTATTGACTGCATTAAATTTGGGTATTTTTCCGTTGTCAACGTTTCGTATTTCTTTCCGTCCCATACTTGGAACGTGTCGCCATCGCCCGCCGCAATCAATCGCCCGTCGTCGTCCCGGTATTCGTAACGCTCGTTACATACTTTTGCCGGGTCGTCGTCCGGGAAAACAATTTGTATTGTTTGCGGCTTTTCGCCGTATGCCTGTGTAAATAACCCGGCATACTTTCCCGTTGGTATGAAGTAATCAACACTTTGCGGATAACCGTTTGCGTTTTTCATACCGATTTTTATTTGACCGACACGGGGCAAAATCAAACGGGATTGTTGCGCCTCCGGTCGTTTTATTCTTCCTTTCATATCTCAATCAAATTTCGGGGTCGTCGTTCAACATCTTTTTCCTACTCTCATTTTTGGGCTTTTTAGGCTCATTTGCGGGCTTTACTTTCTTTTCCGTGGTATTACCCCGCTTTGCGGTCGTTTTGCCCGTGGTGGCTTTCTTTTCCGGCTCCTTTGCCTTTTTGGACGCACGTTTAACAATGGTTGTTTTCTTTGGCTCCTTTTCCGGTTCCGGTGCATCCGCCTTGACTTTCTCGGCGGCGTCCGTGTTTTCGTCCGGGGTCGCCTCCTTTGGGGCTTTCGTTTTAATCAATTCCGCCAACGATAAGGATATTACGTTTTGCGTTAAATCCGGGGCATTGTCTAACAATACCATACCATTAACCGACGTAAACGTATTATCTTTCTTTTCGTCCTCAATAGCCGCAATTTCCAATAGATACGGGATTTTCCGAATATTGGGGCTATCTGTTTGTTCTTTCAGATTGTACGACGGACGTTTGCGCCAATCTTTCGGGCTGAAATTGAAAATACGTGTAACGGGGAATTGCTCAAAATTGACGTTCCACATATCCCGGTACATTCCTAATTGTATCTCGCTTTCCTCGTAAAAACCTTTGCGCCCGCTCTTAAAATCGACGATTGCGTTAATACGTTCGTCGCCGCCTATCTTTGCCAACATGGTACACGGGCAATCAATCATTCCGGCATACTTATAATATGGATGCACTAACGCAATTTCAACCGCCAACGGGCGAACGTCGTAATCTAATACGAATTGAGCAAACGCCAATACGTCCTTTTTCAAATCATCGGCATAATAAATAAAGTCGTCCGGCAATCGGTAAACCTCTATATATTCCTTTAGTTTGCCTTTCAACCCGTCCAAATCATAAGCCCGGTTAATTAATAATTCCTCAAATGCGGCGTGCATAAACGTACCATACGCCGCCCGTTCGCCTTTGTATCGTTCCGCTTCCTCAATGCCTTTGTTGGCAATCCATTGTATTAAGTGCGGGGCTTTGGGTAACGTTTGGGACAATATCGTTGTAACCGACGGGAAAAACTCCGGGTTCCCGTTGTCGTCGTATCGGTAATAATAGCGGTGTCCCTTACTATTCAATTGCCAAACCTTATACGGGGGTTCAATCAACGTTTTTTCATCAAAAAACATTGCCGTCATTTCCTCAACCGTCATGCCCGGCAATATCTCAAATATTCCGGTTGGTTGCTCAACCTCGACCGCTTCAAACGGGGGGATTATTTGTTGTTGTTCCTCGGTAATTTCCGGGAATTGGTCGGCGGGAACGGCTCCCAAACTTTCGACCGTCTTTTGTACCGGGTTTTCCGGTTTCTTTTTGTTCGCTCTCATTTCTTACACTTTTTTAATTCTGAAAATCCACATAATACCATTGCGGCACACATACCCGCAAACATCAATTGCCACGGGTTCCAAAATGCGCCAATCAGACAAACAACGCCCAACGTTCCAAACGTCGCAATAATCGCTTTCGCTTGGAACTTATCGGAAAACATAACGTCCGCCATGCGTTCAAACCATTGTAACCCGTTATTCTTCATAGCCAAACAAATAATTAGGGGTACAATTACACATTTCGCAAATGATAACGACCCATTCCGGGCGTATCTGTTTAGTCGTTCCGTTACATAAGTTAGTCATATTAACTTGTTGTGCGCTTTCGGTGCGTCCCTCCCATAACCGGGCGGCAACCTCTTTTTTATAAACTTTCATTCCGGCGGTTTGCGCCTTTGCAATCGCTTCGTTTACTCTTAATCTTACTTCCATGATTTTAATATTAATCGTTAATAACTTGGTTCGTCGCTTTCAACGTGTCCGCAATGCTTACACGTTCTTTCCTCCCAAATCGGGGTATATTCATACGGGGTAATATATCCGTCGCCTCCGGTCTGTTTATATTCCCCGTCGGTAACTTCCATTTCGCCGCCGCATTCCGGGCAATCGTCGTTACCCATTAAATCCAAATCCGGGACAATGAAATATACCCGTTTCAGATACACGCCCAACGCCTCGGAAATAGCCGCATAACAATTGGCGGTTTGTTCCTCGGTTACGCCCTCGTTTATTGCATCGAAAACGGAAACGCTCCAATTTTCCGGGGTGTCCTCAATAACTTTGTTTTTGAGTAATTCCGAAACGACAATTTCGGAAACTTGTTTGGCTGTTTTCCCGCTATCGGTCGCCAATTGTTTTAATAAATCGCTCTCTTTTATTCTCATATCTTTGCCGGGTACTCCCCCGGTGGGTTTTTGTTTCTGCAAAAGTATAAATAATATTTGTATTACCAAAAATAAAACCTTTGAAAGTTTTATTTGTTCACGTTGGACGCTTGTAATACAGATAAAAAGCACTAATTTTGTTGCACCGCATAACCTCAAACATCGCTCTCGGTTACTGCGTACCAACCCCCGGCGTTACTTCATTGCGTCGGGGGTTATCTTTTACCCTCTCAATATAAACATTGCGGTAAATATCACCATAATATCCGGTTTTATCTGTTACCCGGTTGATTGTCTGCAAATCATATTCCCCAAATACAACGTATTCATGTTGCAATAACTCGGTATCATTTAGGGCAAATTCAAATGTAATGTCAACGTATTTGTCGCCAACCCGGTTAAATGCGTGTTCGATTGGGAAAAACGCTAATACTTTGCCCTCGCAATATTGCACCCGTTCCGGGAACAATTGGCAAAGTAAATGCGCATTATAATAACATTGTTTCGGTTGGGGTTTCAGTATATCCCGGATAATCTCTAATTCGTAATCGTTGAACACGTCCGCCGCCCGGACAATCTCAACACGTTTTGCAACTGCGATTGTATCGGCAAAATATTGTTTTTGCCGTGGGTTCAAATCCAATCGCATAAACGCCCGCATTTCCTCAATAATAACGCTTTCCATAATCAACCCTTTGTAAATCCCTTAAATGCCACATGGTAAACGTCGTATTGTTTCCCGGTAACATAGAACTCAATCATACGTTCCGGGTTACCGGTGTCGTTTATCGCAATGGTTGGGTACGGTTCCCCCGGCAATTGGTTATAATCGCTTTCAATATCTCGGAATCCCTCCGGGAACTCGGAACGGTCGGCGGAAAAATACCGGGTTAAACTTTCTTTTATTCGGTTCAACATTTCGTCCCCGTTTGGCTCAAAATACGCTTTTATCTTATCTTGTTTTCTTAATGCAAATCGCATATTATACCCCCTCTTGATAACCCCCCAAATATTCGGGGAAATTAAACCCACCTAATTTATTAATCCTATCTCTTAGTATTTCAGAAATTGCAAAATACTTTTTTTCGCTTTCTCTGTCATTTTCCAATATTGATTTTTCCAAAAGACTAAAATAATCATTGTATAATTTGATTAAATTATCTTTGTTATCAATCAATTTGCAATACTTATAATATTGGTCGTGTCGGCTATCAATTCGGCACATCAACCCAATATCGTTGCCGTCTAACAATAGGTTCAACACATCGCCCGGATTATGCCGGGTATAAAGCAAAAATAACCCGCCGTTTGCATTTTGGATTATCTTATACATTTCTTGACTTAATCGGTAACGCTTCGTTTTATTCATCGCTCTAAATGATTATGCCGGGGGATTGCGCCCCCGGCTTGGTTATTACTGCAAATATGCAATTGCGTTTAATCTCTCTTTTTCCTTTGTCGCATATTCAACGTTTCGGGCAATCCATTGTTCGGCGGGGTTCTCGGCTATCCATTTACTCCGATAATCCGGCGTAAAGTATGCGATTTGTTTTTTATACGCCTTTTCCGGGTTTGCCAATATTCCCGTCGCATGGCTCAACCGTTTGCCGTGGTCGCCTTTACCGATTAAATCCAAACGTCCGAAATAAAACGACCCGTCGGCGGTACATGCCACATATTCACGGGCGGACGTTCTTTTTGATACAATCGCCTTACTATCGGCGTCAATAACTTGGTACTCGTATTTCTTTCCCTTTACTTTCTTAACTAAAATGTACTTTGCCATTATCTTTATTATTGTGCCGGGGGACGAACCCCCGGCGGGTTATTACTTTTTATTTGCAAAATATTTATCCCGTGCCTCTCTACATAATTCCAACGACGGCTTTACACATGAAAATAATGTGCCGTCCTCGGCTCTATAATCGTATTGAAAAAACACGGTTCCACGTTGTCCCCTACCCATTGCCGTAAATGTTTCGTAATGTTCGGTTCCTTTGGGGCATTGGCTTACGCCGTTAATATCTGTTTTCATATTCGGTTATTTTTTTATTTCGTAAATACTCAATGAATTTTCACACAATACTAAAGTTGGGAACTTAGTTTTATTCAGATAACAAAGGTTATCCAAATCCGCCCGGCTTGTATAAAACCACAACCCAAACTTTTTGCCAATAAAATACAAATCATTAACCCCGGTTTCTCGGTACTTTTCATCCATTAATTGTTGACTGTAAACGATACTTGAAAACTCAACTTTTCCGTCCAACTTGTTTGCAATTTCGGCAATGTCCGCCGCTTGTGTTCTTTTCTTTTCCATGATTGAAAATTTATATTGTTCCGGGGAAAACGCCCCGTCGTTGTTTACTGATAATAGAAAGTGATTTTAACGCCTCGGCGCAATTTGCAAACCTCTTTGTCGCCGTAACAATTGAAAGCACGTTTTAACAAGCGATTGACTAACTTAATGTCGCCGACAATCTTTATTAAACCGGACACGCCAACCAATACATTAACCTTTTTGCCGTTTACAATTCCGTTTACCTTGATTTTGAAATTGCGGTAAATCTCTTTTGTTGTATAATCTAATCCGTTATAAATGCTTTGAGTATTCATATTGTTTCGCTCTCTATTTTCCGGGAAAACGCCCGGTCGTTCTTGTTTGATGATGCAAATATACAACCTTTATTTTAATTACCAAAGGTTTTATCTTTTATTTTCGTGTTTTCCTATAAAAAATTACGTTTTTGGTTCCAAAAGAGTTATTTTCTTGGAATTTTCGATTTAAGCGACTTTTGCAAGCTGGACGGGTAAATTATCCACTTTGAAATAAAATGCCCGGAAACGGGCTAAAAATGCGTCAATAGAAAAGGGGTTGCAACGTCTTGTTACAACCCCCGGTTTGTTACTTTTCTATGGTTACGAACTCAACCCCCAATATTCGGGTCGCCGGGTTCTTGCTTACAACGTCAATTTCCCGGTTCTTTATCTTCTTTGTTTTCCAAAGGAACCCCCAAAAGCGTTTATATTGCACCGTTTCCGCTATTAACAGACTATCCCGGTTTATATGCGTTCCGGTAAATACCCCGGCGGGCGTTGTGCATCCGTGCAACTCAAACCACGGTTCCACAATGTCAATACAACGTAATACGGTCGTAACCGTGTCGCCGGGCAAATATACAATACTATCCCGGACGTTCGCCCGTAATTCGTTTATCGTTTCCATTTGTGCCGTCGTAACCCTTTGCAAATCCCGGTTCTTTGTCTGCAACGATTTGATTAACGCCGCATCGTCCGCCCGGTATTTTTTGTATTCGGATAATTTCAACTCCAAATTCCCAACCTTTGCGGCGTTCAAACTATCCTTTGTTTGATACGTGCGGACGTCCTGCAACAACGTTTCGGTATTACTCCGGTATTTATCCCGTTCGTCGGTCAATCGCTTAATACGGCTTTGTTGTACCCAAAAGGCGGCGGCAACCGCCATAATGATTGCCGCCAATATTATATACTTTTTCATGCGTTTGCCGTGTAAATGATTAACGAACTATCCGGCGTTTTGCTCAATGTCAAAACGTAATGTCCGCCCGCCATTTCAACCGTACTATTTATTTCGTCCTCGTTAATCTCCAATTGCGCAAAGGAAATTACGACGCCCGAAATATATACTTTCGGTATGTTGTGCAACGGGTCGGCGTTTACGGCGTCAATAAATGCGTCTATTTCCGCCTGTGGGTTCGTTACGTTTTTCGTATTTTCTTGGTTGTCCTCAACCGTAACCGTAAAAACGTCCTCACAATCTGCAATAATAGCGGATAACAACGGGGCAATACTAATTCCCGCTTGGTTCCCTTGATTGGCAACCAATTGTTCCAAATACTCCTTTTTGTCTTTCTTTGTCATAATGGCACAAAATTAAATGTTACTATATTCAATTGCCGCATTAAAACACGGGCATTCTTTAATATACTCCCACGGCTCAATAATGCCGTCGCCGTTCAAATCCGGGGAATAATCCCGGTGTCCCTTAATCGTTGCATCCGGGAACATAACAACTAAACGCATAAGCAACCATAATAACGCCTCCTTTTGTTCCGGCGTGCGTGTGTCGGCGGTTTTGCCGTTGGCATCCAATCCCCCAACGTAACAAATGCCAATAGAACGGGAATTTTGCCCGGAAACGTGCGCCCCAATCTCGGAAAGATAACGCCCGGTTTCAATCGTCCCATCCGGCAATACAACAAAGTGATAACCGCAAATTCGCCCGCTTTGGGGTTGCTTCTTAAATCCCCGTTCTTTGTGCCAACCGTCGATAACATCAACGTTGACTTTTGCGCCGGGCTTGGTTGCGGTACAATGTACAATCAAATCCGTAATCGTCCGGGTTGTTTTTTGTTCCTCCAAATACTTTAAAATCTCTGTTTGGTTCATTGTTCGCCCTCCTTTTCTTTATCGTTAATAATATCGTTATCATGTTCCCGTTGGTATCTCTCAATTATCGGTTGCCAATATCCCGGCAATACCCGTGTAAACTCCAACCGGATAACGTGGTAAATAATACGCAACGCAACCTTTGTGGGATATGCTTTAATAAGGTTTCGGAATGCGTTTTGCAAATATACATACATGAAAACGTATGTAAGCGATTTAATTACTATTTTGGCGGCTTCATTATCGCCACATTGCAACATTACCGAATATATAACGTGTATAATGGTAACATACAATAGCAATTCCGCCAACGCATTCTTAAACTTACCGAAACGAAAGTTTTTGCAATGCTTTACGCTTACACCGTCCGCCCGCATACCCGCCCAAATATTGAAAGTAAAC